CCTGGATTACTTCCTACACCTTGATTGTAAAGAGTTGCTCTATATTCAGCAGCAACATATGACCCACTAATACTTCCTGTAAATGCTACAAATGATTCGTATGGATTATAAGACATACTTGCCATTGACATTGTAAAGTTTTGTAAAGTATACATGTCTTGTAATGACATTGTAAACTCATTAGAGCCAGTAGGCTGAGTTCTAAATGTATATGCGTTTGATTGAGATATGTAATATGCTAGCATTAAGTATTGTTTATCTTGTCTGTATCTAATAATAACAAATAATTATCTAATAATAGTTAAAATAAAAAACCCCACTCCGAAGAGTAGGGTTTAATATTTTTATGCTAATACTGATTAAGCGTTAGAACCATAAACTACTGAGTAGTTTGCAGTTAAACCACCTAATGCGTTAGATGTTGAACTTCCAGAAATGAATGCTGCTGGTAATTGTTCCATACCTGTGAACGTTACTGAATAACCATAAAGGTCACCCAATGCTGCTCCGGTTTGAATTGTACCTGCGGTTACATCCGCTCCTAATTTTTCACCAACTAACAATGCATCACCATTATTTGTCCAAACGATAATTTGAGGACGACCATAAGCCATAAGCTTTAATTGAGTAGTCATCTCGTTTGTTAACTTCTTTAAGTTTAGAATTAATTCTTGTGAAAAGAATGTAGTTCCGTTATCTCTAGAAGTGGTAACAGTTTCAGTATATGCACTTGAACCTTTTAAAGAGTAGAAATATAATACACTACCTGATGGTACTGCAGTTACTTCTCCTGTTCCGTTTTTAGTGAAAGACCCAGTTGTATAGTTTACGAAGTATACACCTTGTATACCACCGATACTTTCTTTACAAACTTCGTTTCTTCCAGCTGATAAATTACAAGCCATGATACTTTGATTTAGTTTTGTTAGTTAATATTAGTAAGCTCCGTAGTAAACGATATCTTGTCCAACACCGAATTGTACACCAGAAGTAAATCTCATTACAATACGATAGTTTTGTGAACCATCAATGTTAGCCATGTCGATTACTTTTGTTTCATTGTAGTCAGAAAGTAAACCTGTACCGAAGAACAAGTTAGATTTTTGAGCTGCTACGATTTTGTCAGTACCCATACCTGGACACATTACCATTTCAATACCATTGAAGTTCATTGGTTTTTCACCTACGTTCAATTGGTTGTTGAAACCGTTAGCACCTAATCCACTTGCACCACCACCTGCTAATGCAGCTTGATAATCTCTTGCTACGTCAGTTGATACATAAATCAATAAATCTGGTTTACCGAAAACTGTCTTAGGGATAGTTAAGTAAACATCATTTAATTTAGAGATTACATTTGTTGAGTCGATACTACCAGAGATGATAACACCTGTTCCACCTGATTTTGCAGGTAATACTGCTGTTGCTCCACCCGCTGCTACTGAAGCAGAGAATAAAGTTTGGAATCCTGTGAAAGAACCATTAGTTGCAGTTCCAGCCCAGATGTTTTCTTCTGTTGCTTGAGCTACTGTTCCACCAACATAAGAGATTAAGAAGTCGTTAAAGTTCTTAGGGATTTCATCAAAAGCAGAGAAACCTAATTGTAAAGCTTCCCATGATGCTACAAATTCTTGCTTACATAATAGTAAGTTAACTTGTAATTCTTTTGGAGTTAAGATTTGTTCAGTAATAGCTACGCTACCTGAAGTTACGAAGTCGCAAGAAGCATCTTGTACGATACCACTTACAGCTAATTTTTGGATTACAGATTTGTACTTCACGTTTGGCATGATAGTAACAAGCTTCTTGTCCAATGTGTTTGCACTTAACAACGCTGCTGCGATGTATCCTGCTGCTGCCTCACCTGAGTAGGTAGAGTTAGTAATAGTAGGAAGTGCGAATTTTTGTAATTTGTTCATTGTTTCCTTTTTTGGATTTTTAATAATTTTATTTATAAAGTTTTGATAAGAACGTAGATTGTGAATCTGTTGTTTTCTTACCATAGTTTTTTCTATTTGTTTCAGCTGCAAATCTTGTAGCTTCTTCTGTTGGAGCACCATCTAATTTTGGTAACTCTTCTTCTTCATCAGGCTCTGCTGACATTTTCATTCCTGCAACTTCTTGAGTTACTTCAGAATCTACTGGTGGCATCATTGCTTCCATCTTAGTTTCCATCTCTTGAATTCTGTAAGTCATCTCTTCAATTTTCTTAACCATGTCAGCTAAGTTAATTTCTACTTCTGATTCATCTTCTTCGGTTGCATCTTCTGGGATTGGCATTACCTCTTCGGTTTCTTCTGCCATTAAAGTTCCAGATTTGATTTGGTTAGTTTGGTCAGGTACTAAATTTACATCTAATACATCTCCTGATGCAGAAGGTAAATCTTCAACCTTTACAGTTTCTAACTCTACGTTTTCTCTTTCTTCAATCTTACCATCTTTTGTGATAACTTTGATTAAGTTTTCGTTACCTGATTCATCTGTTAAAGATAATTCATGTGTTCCGTCTGGAGCTGGGGTTTTAGTACCATCTTCTGATACTACGAATAAATCTTCACCTACATCGAATGTTGCAGATTCAACGATTGTTCCGTCTTTCAATTTTGCGTAAGTTAATTCCACTTCCTTATCCATAGATAAAAGTCCTAATATCTTACTTAATACAGTTTTTGAATTCATTGTTTAGTTGTTTATAATGTTAATAACAAATGTGTTAAAAAAAATAGTTATTTTATGTTGTATATCTTAATATTATTATACCATGCCCACCACTACCCGCTTGACCTGGATTACCGGCTCTTTCTCCACCTCCACCTCCACCAAATCCATTTGTAGCATTTGTTGCGGTAGTGTTGTAACTTGCACCATTACCTGCATTAGTTCCACCATTACCACCTTGTGCAAATGCAGAAGTAGATGAACCTCCACCACCACCTGAACCATATACACTTGGTGTTCCATCCATATTATAAGTTAAACCTTCACCACCAGCTCCACCAGCTGCTAAATTACCTGAACCACAAAATGCATTTGAACCCGTTTGTGCAGCTGAACCGCCACCTCCACCGCCTGAGTTATTTTGTACAGTACATTGAATATTACTACCTGCTGCATTAAATTGTGGGCCACCACTTACACCAAATTGATTACCACCCGTTGCAGTGTAAGATATGCCATAAGTAGAAATAGATGAACTACTTCCTGATATATTTTGTGCACCGCCTGCACCTACCACTACATTATAATTTCCTTTATATAGTCTTAGTTCAGAATAATAAACACCACCGCCACCACCGCCAACACCTGCAATAGCTAGCCCATCTACCCTTCCTCCGCCTCCGCCACCTACAATTAACATATCAATTTCAGCACCAGTAGTTACATTTAATGTATAACTGCCTGATGTAAATTTAACATATCCATAATCAACACCACCAGAAGAAAAAGTTCCTGTTGTTGCTCCTGCTGGCGTATCAAAATTAAATGTTCCTAATTGTTGAGAACCAACAAATGTGAATGGTGTAAATCTCATTATACTAAATTATTAATTGCTGATGCGTATATTGTAGAATTGTCAAATGTTATAAATGTAATAATATCTTTAGAAGCAGATGCTGCAGTTGCAATATAATTGTTTCCTGCTGGGAATTTAATTGTTGAATTATAAGTTAAACTACCACTTGCAGGAGTTGATTGTGTAATCAATAAGTTTATTGTTTGTCCTGCTTTTATATTTGTTGCAGTTAATTCAGTTGAACTACCTGATACTAATGTTAAAGTAAAGAAATTACCTTTAGATAAATCCATACTTGCAGTTTGTGAAGTGATACTCAATGATACTATATTTCCATATACACTACCAGTTATTGTTTGACTACCTGTAAATACATTACTCCCAGTAGTTGCCAATGTAGGATTCAATAATAATTGTGATGAACTAAATAATTCTAAATTAGAAGTTTCAATTGATAAACTTGCTGATGTTATTTCTAAATTATTTAATCTAATATTTGTTGATGCTGTGTAAGAATTTATATATGCATATGACTGACTAAAATTACTTGCAACACTTGTACTGAATGCAGATTCAGATGCAGCAGTTGATTGAGTATATGAGTTAAACGAAGAAGTAAATAATTTTTGATTAATGTTTGCCTGTAATACAGATGATGATTGGTCTAATTCACCTTGCGTTGCATATCCACCACTTAATGAAGCGGATAAACTTAACAACTGACTAATTGAAGCAGTTGCTGAATTATTAAAA